GTGTACGATTTGCCAAGAAAAATCCGTTTTTTTGAACCGGGGGTATCACCAGAGTTCGGGAGTTGTAAATCCCTGACTTTCGGCATATATTCCCCTTTTATGTTCCCGTTCGTGGCAGTCGTGACATAAGGGCATAAGCTGTATGCTGCCGTTGTAAGTCCTGCTGTATGCGAGTTCGGGGAAGTCTCTCAGCGGCTTGACATGATGCACCAGAACCGCCTTTGTATACCGCTTGTTCTGCCTGCACCTGTAACATTCGCCGTGATACTCTTTGATGACCGAACGTGAGAGCCTGCGCCATTCCCTCGAATTGTAGAAGTCTTTTAAGTCGCCCGTCCTGATGAGCTGCTTCAACTGTATCGCTGTATATATCATAAAAAAATAAAGACAGGAGTTTTTACCTGTCTTTATTATATCACGCTGTTTCAAAAAAATATATAGATTTTTATAGATAACTTTTCTTATTTCAGTCGTTTTCTACAATGATTATATCTTCAATCTTACAGTTCAATCTTTTTGAAATCATGTAGACCATGTTTAAACTCGGAACGATTTTATTTCCGTTCACGTACTGATTTGTAAAAATGGTGCTTGTTTTAAGATTACATTCACGGCAGAGCTGAGAAATACTTTTAATGCCTGCTCCCCTCATGCGCTTTTCGATTTCGGGCATATTGAGATAGTATTTCAACTGTCGTCACCTCTTGCCATTGTCAGAAGTGCGGCGGTCAGGAATCCGAGGAGATAGCTTGCAACAAGAAACAAAACGTTTATCATTTTCCCTGCTCCCTTTCATACAAATATTTTAGGCGGTGTTTCAAAGTCCTGACCGCATTTCCGCCAGAGGTGCAGACAAGTTTCGCACCTATTGACGTATTCGCTTTTCTTCGGGTGATACTGGATAACCGTTTCATCTTCGCTCCAGAACATATCCTTGACTTTGCACATTTCCTCCCAAGTGGGAGTTCTCTTTCTCAGGCTGACCGAAACGTGTTCCCAGCCGCCGCCGAAACTCCACACGACATTCAGCGGATTTTTCGCACCTGCAAGATATATCTGACCTGCTCCGCCGTCAAAGCCTGTCATAAAGACGTTTAATCTTTCATTTTTTAAAATTTCCGCCTGTGATTTCATTTTTCCTGCTCCCTTCGCAAAGCCTGAAACTGACCGTAAGTTATGCCGAGAGTTTTACATCTGGAAACGATTTCATTTATTGTCATTTTCTTTTCGGGCGTTTTTTTGAGTGTTTCAGGCTTTTTGTATTTGATTTTTTCGGGCTTTTTGTTTCTGTCGTATCTGATTTGATAATATTCGCAGTCATCGGGCAATTTCTCTTTTATATCACTACAAATCGAGAGATTCACACATGATGCACATTTCATTTCGATTCCTCCTTATATGCGCCAAAATGTTTTTCAATAGAAAGGAACTGCTCAATTGCTTTCTTTTTGCTGTTGACGTAGTTGATAAGAGCAACTGTTTCACAGACAGAACATTCCGCAGCCATATAACTTCCGTCAGCGTGCCTCCACAAATAAACACCTTTATTTCCACAGTACGGGCATTTTATGTTTTCGGGTTTGTCCTCACGTTTACCCATACCGATACTGCCAACAACAAGTTCCAAAAATAATTTACCGTTCATTTTCATTCTCCTTTTCTTTTAGCTTTTTGTTTTCGTATTCCAGTTCTTCTGTGCGTTTCCTGAAATGGCTGTGCCAATACGCTTCATATATCATTACTTCGTCCTGCATTGCCTGATATAACGTATCATAGTCTAACGCTTCACGATAAAGGATTCCTCTAAGTTTCTCCATTCTATATGCAAGGCTCATGAAATAATCCTCATTAAATCCGTCCTTTTCAAGTTCGTTAAGGATTGTCGTGCTTTGGTTAAAGATGTAATCACGATAATAATCATCTGACAAGTTATAAAGTGTATCTATCATCTGATTTAATTTTTTGAGTAACATAACGCACTCAGTAGGCTCGTTCACGTTGGCAAGGTATGTCATTCTCTCATAGTTTTCTTTTCGCTTGCCAAACTGACCGTCTGACTTTGCCTGTTCTGTTTTTTTGATATCCATTTTTCATTCTCCTCTCAGCTCACCGATGCAGACCTTAACGCACGGAGAACTGCTGTATTTTTTATGCACTGTAAGTTCAACTATTTGTGAATCGTCATGATATGCAAGCCCGTTGAGAGCATCACAGATTGATTTTGCGATGTTGTCCGCATCGGGTTTTTTCGTAGGTTTTCTTGTACCGTTTTTTATTTCGAGCCTTGCATTTTTGCAAAAGCTTGCGGGTATCGGAAACTCCGCACATATAACGACCGACAGCGGAATAACTTTCAGAATTGGCTTGAAATCGGGGTATTTTTTTCTGAAAGATAATTTTACAAGGTTTTCATAATCCGCAGTTTTTTCGGGAGTGTAAGCGTGACCGTTCCGAGTAAAACGTGGACGACCTTTTCCGACAGGTTCGCCGTCAACTGTAAATTCAATGTATGTCATTTTCAAGTCCTTTCAAATTGCTTTTAAATGCCCCTGTAAGCCCCTGAAAGTTTCGGAGTATAATTTCACCTGAATTTCTTTTCAAGGGCATACAGAGCGATTTCAGCGTTATTTTTAATATTCGTCAAGCATTGAAATATTGTCATTGAGAATGTCGGAGAGTTCGTAAAGCCTGCCGTTGTATGATTTGAGATTTTTATTTCTCAGAAAGGCGAAAAGCTTGTCAATGCTGTCAAGGCAGTTCTGATAATAAACTTCAAAAAGTTCCGAATTATCGGGAATTTTTGATTTAAAAGGATTTCTGTCTTTTTCAAGTTCGGCTTCTATTCTTTTCTTTTTTTCTTCAAATTCCGCTGATTTCTGTCTTTCCTGCTCCAACTGTTTTTTGAGCCTTTCGACTTCCTCGGAATCGTCCTTGACAGCAACTTCAACGGGACGGCTTTCAAGTTCCTGAATCTGCTTTTCAAGGCTTTGAATTTTTTCGTAAGCCTCGTCACGTTCTTCCTCGGCGGAAATAAGTTCACGTGAAACGAGAGTTCTTTCGTTGCAGGCTTCAATCCATTCTTTCTGCTTGTTTTCGAGCTTTTTGTTGAGTTCGTTTTTCTCCCTCATAAAGTCGGCTTTTTCCTGATTGTGCCTTGTTTTCATGCTGTCGATTTCGCTTGCACTGTCGGCTTTAAGCTTTTTGATTTCTTCTTTGAGTTCATTAATTTTTGTGGTATCCTCAACAGCGACCTGTTTTGGATTTTTTTCAAGTTCCTGAATCTGTTTTTCAAGCTGACTGATTTTCTGTATCTGCATTTCCGAATCAGTTTTCAGAACGCTGACTTTTCCCCATGCGTCGGCTTCTTTTTTTCTCGAATCTTCGGCATTTTTCTCCGCCTGATTTACTTTTTCGAGAAGTTTGTCATTAGCTTTTTTCAGGTCGGAGATTTTATTTTTGAGTTCCTTGACGGAAGTGCTTTCAAGGTCATTATTCTGGATTATTTCCTGTCTTTCGGGTTCGTCGAGCTTTGCGAGAAGATACAGTTTTTCAGTTCCAATTAGTGAAGTTGACTTCACTAAATTTTCAGTAAGATTTTCAGCTATCGAAATATACTTGTAAGCCGTTCTGTCAGTCATACCGAGTTCCGATTTGCAATAGTCGTTAAATTCTGAATAGTTCAATTCCTTGTACAATTTACTGTCACGCATTTCTTTCAGACCCTTGCAGACCTCATAAAGCGATTCCTGCGCCGCCTGAGCGTTGGCACAAATTCTGCGGTGAAGTGATACCGCCCTGCTGTAATTCTCCGTGATGATAACCTGATTTTCCATGATATTTTCCTCCTGATTAAGCCATTGGCTGATATATTTTGCTGCCTTGTTCCAAGTCATGAAATACTCAATTTCTCCGACACTGACAGTCACCTTGTCGAAAAATCCGCTTGTTATGTAACCGCCGTTGTTTGTGGCTGAATTTCGGTGATTCTTGCGGATAATATCCGTGAAATAGCCGTATGCCGTTTTTTTAGCCTGCTGCTTTTCCTCGTCCGTGATGAATCCCAGAAGTGCAGGCTTAATTTTTTCAAGTTCCGAGATTCCGTCCCATTTGATTTTCTGCATAATTCCTCCTGAAATTTATAAGTCAAAGACCGAGAATTTCCTTGTATTTCGCAAGATTTTCCCGCATTTTTCTGATTCGTCTGTCATCGCCGACATACTTGACAGGTATGCACATTTCGGCGATACGGCTGTAAACTCTGTGTCTGCTGAGTTCGGGAGAATTTCCGAAAAGCTCGCTGTCGCTGAGATTTGTCGTGATTATCAGGGGCTTTCCGCTGCGGTCACGTGCGTCAATGGTGCTTGTTATAATCTCTTTTGCATAAGGCGTGTCACGCTCCGCAGACAGGTCGTCAATTACCAGCAAATCGTAGGAAACAATGCGGTCGATGTACTCCTGCCTGCTCCCGCTGTAACCCCACAAGGTATTGATAATCCTCGAAAAATCCGTCATATGCGCCGTGTAACCCATGTCAAGAACGGCATTTGCGACACAGGCGGCAGCGAAAGATTTTCCCGAACCGACATTTCCGTAAAGCAGGATTCCACGATTTTCAGACAGCATTTTCGGGAAATTTTCCGCATATTTTTTCAGGATATTTTTTATCCTGCGTGAGAAGTCCTGATTTTCGCCGTTGTCGTTTTCAAACCGCCAGTCAAGGCATTTTTTCTCATGAAAACACAGGCTTTTGTTCTTTTCGATTTCGATTCTTTTTTCAGCCAGTTTCACGGCTTCACGCTCTGTATTGTATTTTTCAAGTTCGCATTTGCAGACGCATGAATTTACAAATTCCCTGTCAAGAATTTTTATGCGTACCTGTTTCGGAGTATGGCATTTTCCGCAGTATTTCAGCCCGTCAGAACCGATAAAATCGCTTTCATTTTCGTTTTCAAACTTCGGGATAACGTCAAAAAGATTCATAAAATCAGCCCTCCAACATTTTCATGATATCGCTTATATCGCCGTATTCTTCGGGGTTTCCGCTCTGAAAGCCGTTCTGTGAAATGCATGAATTTTTCAGCGAATACTCGTCAAGCCAACACTCCTGAGCAAACCATGAAGAACCGTGCTTTATGAACTGTGAATCCGTCTTTTCAGCCTTTATTTTGCTGATATACGCATTAAGCCCATTGAGAATAGTTTCCTTGGAAGTGCCGTTTTTTCTTGCCTTGATATAGGCTTTGAGAGCGTTTTTTCTGCCTTCTTTTCTCGGATAAATATTCCAGATTTCCTGAAATTCATCTTCAAGAACTCTCTCACTCAGCTTTGCTGAGGAAGAATTATTTGTATTTGTTTTTGTATTTGTATTTGTTATTGTTTTTGTATTTGCTTCATTTGCTTGATTTTGCTTGTCTTTGCTTTCGTTTGCTTGACTTTGCTTGTCTTTGCTTTCATTTGCTTGATTTTGCTGACTTATTATACCGCCTTTTCTTCCTGCTTCACGCCTTTTATTGCTGATTTCTTCGTATTTCTCAAAGTTCTGGTCAATACCTTTTTTCAGAATCCTGTACATCAGCTTAATCGGGAAACTGTTTGAATCGCTGTCAGTTCCGTATGCCGAATAGTGGAGCAACGAACGGAACAACTCACCAAGCTGTTCATTCGTGAAAAGGTCAAGTTCTTCCGCATATTCAAGCGGAACAATGAAATATTTTCTGTTGTTTTCCATAGTGTACTTCCTTTCAGAATTATCTGCCCTGTGCAGATAACTAAAATTTTACCTTAAAACTATTTGTACCTAAAAAACCTGCGGGATAAAATCCCTTTCTATAAGTGGTTCAAAACGAGTATTTTTTCAATGCAAAACCATTGATTATTGAAAAATTTTCCTGAAAAAATTACTTCCTATAAGCGAACTTATCACTTGTTACCAATTAACCGCCTCATCAATTGCATTGAGCTGCTGTTCCTGAGACTGTCTGAGATAGATTTGCGTAACTTTCAAATCATTGTGACCGAGCAAGTCAGCCAAGAGAGCAATATTGTTATTTCTTTTCAGAAACTCAATTGCAAAGAAATGTCTGAACCCGTGAACGTGCATGACCTCTTTCGGAATGTCGTATTTTCGGGCGAAATATTTCAGCCGTCCGTCATATCCTCTTTTGGTCAGCGGTTTTCCGTAATAATTCACGGCTATCAAGTCATCATCTTTAAAATTTTCAAGGTATTCCGAAAGCTCATCACGGAGCGACTTCGGAAAATAGACCGTCCGCATATGAGCCTTTGTATAAAGCTTGACTTTCCCCGAAATTACGTCTTTTTTGCGAATTTTCAGGGCTTCCGAAATTCTCATTCCCGTCCTTGAAATAAGCAGAATATTGTAATACCAGCGGATATTTTCGGCTTTGAGATTCCGCATTAATTTCTCATACTGTGCAACTGTGATAACGTTCTCAATATGGGTCTTTTTCGGCTCTTTTACGGACTTTATTTTCATGTGAATATTCTTATAGTCGCAGTATCTGAGCATGGCTGTAATGCGCAAATTGACGGTCTGAGGAGCGTATTTTTCAATCATTTTCTTTTTGAAATCAATAAGATTCCGCTTTGTAATCCGCTTGTACATTCCGCTGTACTGCCTTACTCCACGCATATACACATCAATCGTATTTTCTGCGAGTTCTTCCTCACGCAGATACTTCTCAAATCCTTTCAAATCAATCATATTTGTTCTCCTGTTTTTATCAGATAAGCAGTCCCATATTTCTGGGAGTGCGGAAAATCCTGCTCCTCGGATAGCTGTCTATGTACGGCTCTGTGAGCGTGTTGCCCTGCACGACAACCGCATCAATGCCGAGAAGTGACAACTGCACATAGCACATATACACGCCCTTCCAGTCCAAATCCTGAGCGACAACTCTCATACACTGCTGATAGTTGAATCCTTTTCTTTTAAGGATATCGGCAAAGGCGATAATCATACCGCCTCCGCCGCAGGACGGCTCATTCACGGTCAGCGGATAACTGCCGTCATAAGCCTTTGGAATTGAAAATTCCGCAACCGCAAGCGAAACGTTGTAAGGAGTGAAGAATTGCCCCGTGTTCTTGTTTCCGCAGCCTGATTCCATGTAGATTTCTCCGAGAATATCGGAGGTTTTTTCGTCAAAGGATTTCGTAAGCCATGCAAACATAGCCACAAAATTATGCATATCGTTTCTGCTGTATTTTTCGGCAATTTGTAGGTATCTTTTCTCCCGTTCCTGCCACGTCCGACCGTGAATCACGCACAAGGAATTTGCAACCGCAAGAGCCATTAGTTCAATCCAGTCACAGAAAATATTGTATGGAGACTGACTGCCTGACATTGAATTTATTTTTTTGATTATTTCCTTTTTCACGACCTGCCCCCTCAGAAAAACTTATCATGCTGATATTTCAAATCACTGTCGTCAAGGTCAAGGTAAATTTTTGTTGTGTCCATGCTCTGATGACCCAACATTCTTTGAACGTCAAGCAGCGACATACCTTTTCTTATTGCGAACGTTGCCGCCGTTCGCCTGAAACGGTGCGGGTGACAGTTCTTAACACCTGCGGTTTTGCCGATTTCCCTGACGGCATATTCTATTCCTGATTTGTCAAATGTTGAATTGCCGTCTTTCAACGCTTCAAAAGCATAAGTTTTATCGCCTGCGATTTCCCAGTATTCGAGAAGTCTCATTTTTGCCGTTGGTGTCAGAAATACAGTCCGTTCCTTGCTGCCTTTTCCGAAAACAATTGCAGTCCTTTGTTCGAGGTCAATATCTTCACGTTTCAGACCTGCGATTTCACCGACACGACAGCCTGTTGACAGAAGAAATTCAACGAGAGCAATTGCCCTTTTGCGTTTTTCCTCAATGCAAACCCCGTCAAGCACAAAACAAGCGTCACGGATTTTAGCGCAGTCCGTTTCTGAAAAAGCTTTTTTCTTGCGTTTGGGAGTTTTGACTTTTTTGATAGATGAGCAGATATTTTTCTCAATGTAGCCCTCATCGGAGAGCCAACGGAAGAACGAATTTAAAACTCTGCGTTCGTTGTCCATTGTCGCAGGAGCGCACTTTCTTTCAATCTGCCTGCGGGCGAGATAAAAACGGATATCATCGGAAGTCAGAATATTAAGCGGTTTTTGCGTCATTCCGAGGAAACAGTCAATTACTTTTTTGTAATAATAAATGCTTTGTTCGGCTAATCCCTCAACTTTTTTCGCAACAAAAAACATGGTATAGCCTTTTTTGTCGTCATCATAAATGACAAGTTCCGTGTGTTCGGGTTTCGGCTGAAAATCGTACTTTCCGACTTCATAAAAAACGGCTTGCCTGATTTGTTCAAGCTGAATACTGTCAAAGCCGTGCAGATTCTCATAAATGCCGTTCCAGAGTGTTCTCATATCAATCATAAAATTACCCCTTGACAATTCCGAAAATATGTACTATAATAGAATTGCACAGGGAAGTAAATTAAGAGTTTGGTCACTGTTAATTATTCCGCTTGAAAAGTCCGCCGATTGAAATGCCTGACCGGGTTTCATTGGTGGATTTTTTCTTTGCAAGAGCCTTTATCATATTTCTGAGTTCCTGAATTTCCTGCTCCTGCTGTCTGACCTTATCGGCAAGGATTTCGCCGTCAAGAGCATTGACCTGACCGTCAAGCCTTGCATTGATTTCACGGAGTTTTTTATTTTCCTGAATCAGTAAATCGTTTTTCTGATTCAGGGCTTTTTTATTTCTTCTTGCACGTTTCATTCGTTCCGCAGTCTGCTTTCCGTCAATGATTTTCCTGCACCTGTCACAATACTTTCTGCGGATTAAAGAATAGAAATCCATGTCATTCTCACTTCCGATGTACGCAGAACATTCAATGCAATAAAGATGTTTTACGCCGTCCTCGTCCGTCCAGATAGCAGGATTTTTCAGACCTGTTTCAAGATAAGAATGTAATTTTTTATCCATTTATTTCACCCCCTTTTTTATCGTTTCCGTAACCGTTTCCGTAACTACGTAAACGTTCAATTTCATCAACACATTCAAGCAGGTGAGAGCGTAATCTTGCCTGCTCCTTTTTAATTTCCTCGGCAAAACAATTATTATCATTATTAATTATAACAGAATAATGATTATCGGGTTTTGAACTGTCAGACCATGATAAATTGATTTCCTGACCGTTATCAGAATCAGCCAACTGCAAATCAAGGAGAAGTCTGTCAATCTGTTTTAATTTGTTTTTGATGCTGTTCATATCCTCGATTATCTCGCAGAGCCGAAAGAAATCAATCGCTGTTTCCTGCTCTGGTTCTTCATCATCTGACTTTGTGCCGTGACCGTAAAAGAATCCGACCGCAAATGTCAGAATCAGAAAGAGAATATACCACATCATTCAATCCAGACCTTTTCGGGCAGTTCGGAAATGAGCCTGTCAAATTCCTTTGTGCTTTCGTGCCAGTCATTGAAATCATCTTCCTCAGCGAGTTTGTAAGCCTTTTCAATATCCTTTATCTGTTGAAGAATCGACATATTATTGTCCCTGAAAATGTCAATTGTTGCTTTCAGATATTCGTATTTCAGTTCCACGTTCTGAAATGAAAGAATAATTCCCATTGTCTGACCTATGAGCGACAGAATTTCAGATTTTGTTTTCCGCATGATACGCTTTCCGCTTTCGGTAAATGCAAGTCTCTGTTCATAGCTTGTCAGATTGAAATAATCTTCCTGAAAGCCGTCATATCCGACTGCATTGAACCTGTTGCCGAGAAGTGCAACGGAACAGTCATTGAAAGCCTTTTCAATATCTCCGTCAATTTCTTCATCGTCTAAGCAAGTTCTAAAAGCGTCAAAAAGTGTTGCCGATAACTGATATGCTTCACTTTCCAGAGTACCGAAAGCCATTTTGAACTCATAGGCTTCTTCTTCGTCACCGTCAAAGGCATTAATCAGCGTTTCATCATCATCGTAAGCCCAGTGTATGTCACCGCAAGCCTCCTGAATTTCGTCAAGCTTATTTGACATTTCCCAGTAATTCAGCCCTGCAAGCGCAGGTTTCCTCCAACGGAGACTCTGAGAGTGTTCCGCTTTTGTCATCTGTATCACTCACTTTCAATAAAAGCCTGACAGTCCCAATTATCCAGCGTAACATACTTGTAGCCGAACATTGAGAGGACTGTTTCAAGCCGTTCCGCTTCTTCCTCTGACTGACAGTAAAATGTGTGTACCTTGTCATCATCACCGAGATAATTGACCCTGTACAGAACACACTTATCATAACTGTCCGCCCTGAAATCACTGGGTTCAAGACCTGTTGCCTCATAGTCACGGAGCTTGCAAAGTGCGCCGTACATCTCGGAAGTACAGTCCTTGAAATCAACGCCCTTTACATACCATTCGCCATTCGGCTTTTTAACTGTAAGCATAAAATTTCTCCTTTCGATTATATTCAGCCCATGTTCGGGCATGGCAGCGGTACTTTTTTATAGCGAACCGCCGAATCGCTGTTATTTTAGCCTTTGTTTTTCTCAAACCAGCAGTCAACCAGAATTTCAAATTCCTGCCTTTGTTGGTCTGACAGCGGACACCATAGCGGTATTCCCTTTTTGTTTTTGTATTTTTCATACATTTCTCTTATAATCGGGTGATTTACATTGTACCTGTAACCATGCTTGTCACCAAAAATATGTATTGACTGATTATGATGCAATTGGCAATACTGCTCAACATACTCAAAAGATAATTTTTTTCCCATACTTATTACCATTTACAGCAAAGATGATAATACCAGAAGTCAAGCTCCTGTTCATTTTCGCACTTCTCAATAATATCCGTTGCCGAAATATAAATCCCTGCAATATCATACAGCTTATCAACTATGTACATAGCTTTCAGCAGGTCAGAGTTGGTGTATGCTTTCATGATATCACCATAACAGCACTAAAACACGGTAAATATCATGCAGGACAGCAGCACAGCTATCTCCTGTGACATTAACCTGTTCCCTGTGACCGTTCTTAAATGTGATAACTGCATATTCTCCGCAGTCGTTCATAACGTAATCAATGTAATCTACGTTTTCACGGCTGTAATCCCTGAGAATATCACCCAGAGCCTTAATAAATTCACGTTTCTTATCCATTGTTTTTTTCCTCAAACGCTTTTATATTTCTTTAATTTTTCGTGTTCTCTTGCCTGTTTGACGGCTTTATCCCAGTTAAAGCCGTTTTTGACAAGATTCTGATAAAAGAGTTTCATGCCCTCGATAAATTCCGTCCTGCCTTTGATGTACTCCATGCTGCCGGGGATAGGCTGATGAACGATAATATTAGCCTTTGGAGTATTGTAAGTAGAGATAATTTCCGTTTCTGTTTTAAACTGCTTAAAGTTTTTGATATTTTCATCAACTTTTTTAACGGTGTATTCTTCTTTTGGCAGTTCCTCAATGCAGTCACCGTCCGCAAGAATTTCCTTTAAAGTCTTGCAGGGCGGAGCAGGTTCTTCTTCTTCTAAGATTTCAAGACCCAAAAATTCAAGGTAGCCTTCAAACGACATACTATCATCTCCTTTATACTTTCTATGCGGTTTATTTTGTGATGATTACTCTTTCCCCTGCTCCACAAGCTTTTCAACGGTTGTTCCGAGTATCTTTGCAAGCTGTACGCCTGTAACTATATTCGGCAGTTTCATTCCCGTTTCGTATCTTGCAATCGTTGACTGCGCCAAATTCATAGCAACAGCAAGGTCAGACTGCGACATTCCGATATTTTCACGGAGTTTTTTCACGTTTTCAGCAAATGCCATTCTATCACTCCTTTTAAATTTTTTTGTCGAATTTATGCCCAAGGCATTGACAATTTAAACAAAAAGTGCTATACTTAAATTGCGAATATAAGTGAATAGCACACTTTTGTAACTGAGAATGTTTGGAACAGTTCTCTATGCCTTTGGCATAATTATATATTAACACGCATTTCAGAGAAAGTCAAGGGATTTTCGAGATAAAACTCTTAAATCAGAGAATTTTGTTAAATACTAATAAAGAAAGGGCTGATTTTATGGTTAATATAAACAATCTATTTAAGCTCATTTCCATTAAAGGAATCACTCAGTCCAAATTAGCAGAAGATACGAGTGTTTCCACTGGGAATATCAGCGACTGGAAAAAAGGAAAAAGTATGCCGTCAGCCGTGAAATTAGATGAGCTTGCAACATATTTTGGTTGTTCTGTGGATTATCTTCTTGGAAGAACTGACAATCCAAATATAAATGACAACAGTATAAAGACGGGTGATGTAAAGGGAATAAATGTTAAAGGAAATACAAGCGTCAACATAGGTTCTTCAAAAGAACAGGACATAACAGAGCTTGTCGAAATGGTACAGGATTTACCGCTTGTCAAGCGTGCAAAAGTTATTACATACATTGATGAAATTAAAAAGGAGGATTAACTATGAATAAATTAAAAAGAGTTATATCTTCAATACTTCTTGCTATTTCAATAATGATTGTAATATTTGCCTTAATCGGAATAGCAACGGGTAATGTATTTCTGGGTGTATTTTTCCTGATTTTCGCTGTTCCTCTGTCACTTCCTTTCGTTATTTTTGAATTAAAAAAATCCAAAGAAAACGAAATTAAAGCTGTTCCGCAGGAAACTATACAAAATCAGATTATAAATCAAAATCAAGAAAACATAGGTACAGAAAAATCGGAAAAAATTAGAATGATAAGACAGAATCTTAACGGAGAGTCGGAAACACAAAAAGTTACAGCAACACCGTCCGCAAGTATTCCGCAAGAAGAACCCAAAAAAATTGAAATTCGTAAGCCTGATTATATTTTCGATTGTCAGAAACTTAAATATTTTTATGATGATGTGAAAATATCTGCCGAAAAAAATCTTACTGTCGAATGTAAAATAAATGAAAGTCTTATTTTATCGCATGAAGAAGATAACGAATATGATGAAAATGCCGTAGCCGTTCTGAATGGTGACAGAGTAAAACTCGGATATTTATACAAAGGAAAACTTCAACAAATGGTTTTGGACTTTATGGAAAGAGAAGATGACATTATAGCAAGAATAGCCTCTTATAAACCGCAGGAAAACGAAATTATTATTGCCCTTGCTTTTTACAGACCGATACCAAAAGAGGAAATAGTCGAGAAATTCAGAGTTTCAGTATCGGAAAAGAAATATGATGAGAGTTACTTTTCAATGGAAGGCTCTGAGGTAGATGTATCGTATGATGCCGACAAAGAAAAGTATATGATTGAAGAATTTGCGAAACTTCCCGAACGCTTTGAAAATTATGCAGATAATCATGATTATATATTTGTTATTCTTGATGATAAAGAAAATGACAGCGGAAGTCATTCAATACAAATAGGGATAATAGAAAGATAAAAAAGCCCGTCCCGCATATCACGGAACGGACAATTCAGAAGGTTTATTCACTTGGACTATCACATTATATCACAGTCTGAGGATAAAGTCAAGGGAAAATCCGCCCGACAAAGCAAAAATCAGGCGGATTTCTTGAAAGGAAGTACATATTATGCTCGTTTACTCTCTCTTAGCTCCATTATTATTATATCACAAATTCGGGCAAAAGTCAAGAAAAAACCGCACGTAAGTCAAGGGGAAGAACGTGCGGTTTAAAAGGAATGTTCACTCATCATCAGTCAAGCACAGTTGTTGAATAAAGCTTTAAAAATTGATGATGAATATACTTTATTATATCACAGAAATTTTCATAAGTCAAGGAGGAATGAAATTGTATATTATATATCTCAGGAAATCAAGACTTGATTCAGGCGCAGCCGTCAGCGAGGTACTTGAACGACACGAAAGAATACTGCAAAATTATGCAAAGAGCAAATTCGGCTGTGAAATTCAGGAAAATTGCATATACCGTGAAATCGTTTCAGGTGAAACAATCAAAGACAGACCTGTTATACAAGCTGTTCTGAACCGCATACAGGCGGAAGATGTTGAGGGAGTGCTTGTAGTAGACCCGCAAAGATTGAGCAGGGGAGATTTAAGCGACTGCGGAACGATAATCCGTGCTTTCCGCTACACAAACACGCTCATTATAACACCCACGAAAACATATGACCTTTCCGAAAAATTTGACCGCAAATTTTTTGAATCGGAACTTATGAGGGGAAATGACTATCTTGAATACGTCAAGGAAATAATGCTCAGAGGGAGACTCGCTTCTGTCAGTGAGGGAAATTTTATCGGTTCTGTGCCGCCTTACGGATATGATAAGGTAATGGTAGACAAAAAGCCGACACTTGTAATAAATTCTGCGGAGGCAGATGTAGTCAGACTTATCTTTGATTTAAGCACCAGAGAATCAATGGGAGCAGGCGCAATTGCTTCAAGACTTAATTCACTCGGATTTTCGCCCAGAAAGAAAGATTTCTGGACTGCTGCAAGCATAACCGAAATTTTGCATAACCCTGTATATATCGGAAAAATCCGTTGGAATTGGCGAAAAACAGTAAAAAAATATGAGAATGGCGAAATAGTGACAAGCCGCCCGAAGTCAGATAAAGGGACATGGACACTTACGCAGGGCAAGCATGAACCGATAATTACAGAAGAAATTTTTAACAAAGTTCAGTCGGAAACGAAAAATCACCCGAGAATCCATAAAACCAAAAAGCTTGTAAACCCTTTTGCCGGAGTTCTCCGCTGTGAGTGCGGTACAGCTATGAGCTATCAGCCGCAAGGGAAGTCTGAACCGAGACTGCACTGTATTCACCAGCAGCACTGCGGAAACAAGTCCGCAACCTATAAAGAAATAGAAGATGCTGTAATCCAGTCAATAGGAACTGTGATTGAAGAATTAAAAGCCAAATCTGTGAAAACAAAAAAAGATTTTGGTTACAATGATATTGTTAAAAAAATCGAAACTGAACTGAAAACAGTTGAATCACAGCAGGATAAGCTTTATGACCTTTTGGAGCAGGGAATATATACCAATGAGATTTTTATGCAGCGAAACGGAAAGTTAAAAGAAAAACAGAAACAACTTGAAAAGTCCCTTGAAAATGCCAGAGTTTTAGCAGAGCCTGAAATCGACTACACAGAAAAAATTTTAGCACTACATGAAGTTCTGGAAATTTTGAAAAATCCCGATGCAGATGTAAGCACAAAAAATACTCTGCTTAAAAAATCAGTGAAAGAAATACGATATACACGACATACTGAAAATCATACCAAGTGGGACAGCACGCCATTTACACTTGAGGTTTTTTTAAAGCTTTAGTTTATATCATCAATGTGTTGTAGAACTCGCACATAAAAGATATAGATGATAAATGAAGAAAAAATCCCCTCTCTGTTAATTCAGAAAGGGGATTTTGTTTAATTCTTTATTGCCAATATGCACAACAATCATGTAACTTTTTTGTGCATTGATACAGAGTTTATATAAACTCAAAAAAATACTTGACTTTATATAAACTCTGTGTTATAATGAATACAGTAAAAGAAAAACCACAAAAAGCTGCTGACCTAACGGCATAACGGGGAGAAATGGAGAATGTTATGAAAACTTACACTATGATGAACGGAAAAAAATTCAGCAGCATTGAATCCGCTGTTGAAGCTGCTGAAAGTATGGGGCTTATGTCTTGTGAAATTGACATATACGCAGAAAACGGTGATTATTTGGAAACACAAAAAATAGAACGTGATGACGATGACGAAGAATTCGTTTATGTTTCTTACGGTGTGTTTTCCGATTCCGAGTGGGCTGGCGGTTATGAAGTAACATTCAACACAGCCGAAGAAGCAGCAGCATATGGAAAAAATCTCAAAGGTTTTGAACCTGACGAACTGGAAATTCACGGTATTGAGCAAACTTTATCCGAGTATTATGGAAATTATTTCATTTCTTCGCTTGCTGACTATACTTAAAACCACAACGGAAAATTAGCTGACCTAACGGCATAACGGGGAGAACGGAGAAAATTATGAAAAAATACATCAACGGAAAAGTCTATAATACACTCACTGCTAAAAAATGCGGAGAGTACGACAGAGGGTATCGTTCCTCTTATGAATGGTATCACGAAGAATTATATCTTAAAAAAACAGGCGAATTTTTCCTTTGGGGAGAAGGTCATGCAGCTTCCAAGTACTGCACATACTGCCAAAACGGAGGAAGTGACCCCGGTGAGAATATTTTTCCCATTACTTATGACGCTGCAAGAGAATGGGCGGAAAAGCACCTTGAACCCGACAAATATGACGAAATATTCGGTGAAATTACAGCGGATAGTGAAAATAAAATCGTTGCAATCAGCATATCAAAATCCGCACACGAAAAAATCAAAAGGAATGCACAGTTAAAGGGCATAAGCGTATCAAAGTACATCGAACAGCTTATCGAGAATGACGAATGAAAGGCATAAGACACAACAAAAGCTCCTCACAAATCAATGTGAGGAGCTTTATTTTTATAGCAGTTCAAAATTCTTATGTTTTATTTTTCAGTGAGAGTTCCTTCGTAAGTCTTGCCGTCAATCGTCAGTGCGACAACTTTTGTTGTGGGTTTTGTCTGTTCCGTCTGAGGAGCAGGCTTATTCTGTGGCGGAGCAGGAGCAGGATTTTCAGGCTTTTTAAAGCCGTTAAGTCCTGCGTTTTTTATTATAGTCGGATAATCCATGTAAGCTTCATCGAGGTCAACATTTCCGTTTATGCCTGAAATTCTGCCCGAATCTAACTTCTGCCATATGCCGTAAGATTTGACAACAACGGGCTTACTGCCGTAACGGGCGACCCATTTATCAAATTTTGAAAGTCTGGATAAATCAAGTCTGTCGTTGAATCCTGAAACATCAGATGCATAGATACCGCAGTAATATCCAGCGTTTTCCATAGTCTCACAAAATCCGATACAAGCTTCTGTTGCGCCTGATTTTGCGGAAGGGCTTGTTGCTTCGAGGTCAATGTAGACGGGATATTCAAAAGTTTTTCCCTTGATGATTTCAAGAAATCGTTTTGCGTCTGCGATACCGTCAGCCTTTGAAGTACAGCCCGAACCGACAAAATAATACGCACCTACGGGCATACCGACAGCTTTTGCATTTGCATAATTCTGTTCAAATGTGCTGTCCTTGTAGAATCCCGAATCCGAACCGCCTGCCTTGATTATTGCAAATTCGATTCCCGAATTTTTGACATTTTTCCAGTCAATATCGCCCTGATAGACTGAAACATCAACTCCGTTTTTCATAAAGTTCTCCTTTCGTAATTTAAAATATGTTTTTCAGTTTAATCATCAGATAAAAAGTTAGTCATCACGAAGTTTAGATTTCCATTTTGTGGGTTTATTGCGATTAGCTGTATATAAGTTTGTTCGGTAACTACTCCTGAAGGGTGGACAATAGCAAGCCTTGCAATAGTGCCATAAATTTTGCATCCTTCATAAGCTGTCCCAAGAAAAGCTTCATGCATATAATAATACATATGAGCCTCCGAATGCATCCCATCACCAAAATCTATTAAAATTGGTCTGTTGTGAGCAACCAAAGACAATACATCTGAATTTAAAAAATAAGTGTCATGTTCTTCGTCATAAGTTGTCCATGTTGGTGTCATGTTGAACAAATCGTCAGTTAAAGCGTTTGAATCTTTTATGTTGTAGGTCGTACCATTAGGTAACGAAATTTTTGAAATATCAGCCACAAAACCACCGCCTTATGAAACTTCAACAGTTCCTATTGCACTTATTACTGTTGTTGCCGTCGGTGCAAGCTGTGGCGTAATGCCTGCCGTTATAGTGAGAGTTTCGTTGCTGACGGTATAAGTCGGCATAGAACCTGTTGATGTGACTTTATAAATGCTGTCAGTAGTCGGATTTGTAGCCGTTCCTGTTGCAGTATCCTTAAAAGCAAGGTCTCCGAGATTTGAAACATCTCCAAATTCATGCCATTTGCTGTCGGAACTTGCATAGATAAATTCCTTGTCGCCATAAACAGCCATCATGCCGTTTATTGCGGTGACGGATTCCCCGTTTATGGAAATGCTCGCTGTTGATGCGCCGTCAGTCAGTGCCGTTGTGGTCACTCCTGCGAACGTAACGCCGCCCGCAATTGCGGCTCTTGCGGTTGTGTCCTTGATGTCGAAAGTCTGAGTTGAACCGCCCACGGGAATTGTAATTCTTGAAATATCAGCCATAAATTATCGCTCCTTTTTACATTGTGAAAATTAAATTTTCGCCTATGACGGCAGGCTTAACGCCAGATTTTTCGTCAATTTCGGCTTTTGAGTATGTGCCTATGTCGCTCAAAGATTTGTCGCCCTGCAAGGTCACGCCGTTGATTTTTGGCTTGTTTGTCAGGGCGTTGTAATTATCCGTTCCACCACCTCCTTCCCCTCCGCCATTAAAATTTAGTTTTACCCATTCTCCCGTTGAAGTCATAGCGTACCTGTCGCCCGTACCTGTGACGCAGCATTCCGAACCTATTGCGAGTTTTTTGCCCGTAAATTCGTCAATATCGGGCAATTCGTCAACAGTATCGGCGAACATTTTCACACGGACAACAGAAACATTATTTTCAAATTCGATAAATTTTTCTGAATCAATTGAAAGCATTTTTTAATCTCCTTTCCTTAATTTTTCAAGAATTTTCTTAATCCATGCGGCGGTATCGGGATTTATTTCGGCGTAATTTTCAAAGATAGAAATTACCTCCATTATCGTTATATAGCCGAAAACGATAATCGCCGTGACCGAACCCGTGATATTTGCGAGGGTCTGACTGTCGTAATAATTTCCGAGATACCTGATGCCGATTTCCAGACCGCAGGAAACTGTCATCACAATCAGTTCGGTGATTTTATTCAGACCGCCTTTCCGCATTTTTGTGCTGTTCAAATCTCCCGAAATATAGGCTTTTATCAGCCCTGTCACAAAGTCTGATACCGCAAGTCCGAGGATTATTGTTATCATGATTATATACTGCATTACTCCTCCAATGCAAGGTAACCGCCGTAAGCGTATTTTTTGCTGTTAATCTGCATAATACAGGCATTTTCAAACTGCGTGAACGGCGTTAAAAATACGTGTCCGCAATACGTTCCGCAGGCAAAACAGACAGGCGAAAGCGAAGTAATCGGAGCTGAAAAAACTGTCAAATTATTGCCTATTCTCAGCCAGTCTGTGTCACCGTCCAAATCAATGAACGAAAAATATCTGTTTGAACCTGATGAAGAGGCTGCGAGCATTGAAATCGCCGTCTTTTCGTTGTTTGTTTTGGAAACTATCAGAATATTATCAGCTGTTGAAGAATTTGTGCCCACAATCATAAGCCCTTTTGAAGTAACGATTCCTGCCTTTGTGTATTTCAGAGTGGACGAACCATAAATCGAATGTGAATTTCCTGTCTTTGAATCAACTTTATAAAGAACGCTTGTTTCGTCAAAAACAAATGTCAGCTTTGCGCCGTTTTCAAGCAAACATTCGATATTTCCGCTGTTTTCGGCGATTTCGTCAAAATAATCCGTGGCATTTGCCTGTAACCATGCAAGAATTTCCGACTTCTGTGTTGTTCTGTCAGCCGTGAAAATTGTTTTGTTTACTGCCATTTTCAGCCCTCCTGAATAATATTTTCAATCAATTCCGCAACGCCTGAACGACCTCTTACACCGTCCGTGAGAAGTTCTGTCGAACCCGCATTTATGACACTTTGACCGACCGTATTTTTCAGGACAATCACAACAAATCTGTTGTTGCCCGATGCAGGCAGACGGAGTTCAATTGTCGCATTTTCGCCGTCATTTTCTATCCAGTAATCGGTAATAGTACCCCTTTCGCCCTCGGTCTGAATCATGCCGTTCCTGAAAAACAGCACAATGTCATTCTGCCTGTCGTAGTCGGGAATCTGCTGACCGAAAGCAAGCGAGGTCACATAGACACTTGTATTGAAAACAGCCTGATATTTTTTCATAAATCCGTCAACGGACAATTCCTGCGTGAGCTGTGAGAAAAATTCATCAAATGCCGCCTGCTGCTGATTGATATAACTGTCAAATTCGGCTATTTTCTCGGCAAAAATCGCTTCAAATTGTAAAAACAAAGTTGATGTGTCAACCTGATTTATAAGCCCCGTAATCCACGGACAGGCACCCGTTCCCCTGTTGTCCTGAATTGCCGACTGTGATAAAATGTTAATATTTTTATCGACATAAATCACAGCAACAACAATTTCATAAAGAATATCCGTCTTGATAATTTCGGGCATGAAAGCTCCTGCGCTCGGAGTTCCTGTTTTGACGTAAAGCCCCATTTCACGGTTTTCGCTGTCGTATCTCATCACAACAGCGTCACGTCTGGGATTGCTCATATCCGCAGGAGAAAGGCTTATCGTCAGCGCAGAATCATTTTTAATCCAGTGATTTTTGATGATTCCCCTGCCCGTTCCGATTGCTATATCAAGCCCGTTTCCTGTTGCCGTGACTGAAAAAGCGTCACCGACAGTCTGATAAATTCCGTCCGAAACAAGCCCCTCAAAATACTCGCTCATCTGGTCAGCCGTGTACAGCCTGTCAGAATTTACGCTGTCAAAAAATCCGTAAGTTACAGCCATTTTAAGCCCCCTGTTCCTGTTCAAAAGTCGGGACTACCGTGTAACCGTTCTCGTCCCAAGCCTCGGTAATTTCCGTAATTCTCGGCTTTATTTCCGCACCGTAGCCGTTTGCAACCGTGACAATATCACCCAAGTTATAATCCTGTTTGTATTTGAAAATCCCGTTCGGGTCAATTTCCGCAGCAAAAGATTTGGTGATATTTTTCTCCGCAAGCTTTTCATAACCTCGTTCGACAAGTTTTTTCCTGTACTCGTCTGCGGAGAGTTCGCCGCCACTGGTCTTTGAGGAAATATCCCTTGCATCTACAAACATTTCTCTGAGATTGTAAAAATTTCCGCTGTCAGGACCTATGCCTGCCCATTTTCTGAAATTTCCCTCGCCCTCACCTGCAATATATGCAAAATTCGCAAAATTTGTGAAGTCCGTCATGTATTCAGATGAAACAAGGTTATCAAATTCAGGCGAAAAAATCACATTTTTCTGAGTGCCTTTATAGAATGAAAGAATAATATTACTTCCCGAAATTGCCGTTTTAAAGCCGAATTTAAAGCGTTTGCAGATTTCCTCGATTACGGATAACAAATTGTCGCCCGTGTACTGCGTCGACATTGTTTCCGAAATAATCAGGCTGTCATCAATGACAAGACCGTCAAGCCGCCTATAACTCTGATTCATTTCGATGAGTGATTTTATTGCGGCAACGGGATTCAGATTATTTATATTTGTCTGCCATGCGATTACACGGTAACTAAAAATACTTTCAAGACTTCTGCCCGAAAATATACAGAAATCACCGTTTTCGGCATCTGTTTTCAGATTCATTTTTTCAATCAGCATGGCACTTTCATCATCATCATCACGCTGTAAAATCCTGTACGGCTGCATGAGGTTCATAATTTTTTCATCGGCAGGAATATAAATCTCAAAATCGCCGTGAGTATAATATTTTTTCGTCCAAATCAGCGATTTATAGCCCTCAACAACCGCAAGCGGTTCGTAGTTGCTCCCCAGTTCATCAAGCAAATACAAGTCCATTTTCAGACCCCCTCGTATTTTTGTACGGCGGAAACTTTCACAGAAAGATATTCTGCTCCGCTGTCGGCAGTGTAACTTATTGAATTTTCGCCCGCTTCAAACTGAATCCATTTTGAACCCGTAATGCGTGAGGAAATAATATTTGTTTCGTAATAGGAACGCCTTAAAACTGCCGATTTTTCGCCATAATTTGTATTCAGAACTATTTTGTCACCCGACTGCATTTCATAATCAAAGCCGAAAAATTCGCCCGTTGTGTTGTTTATGAATTTCGGATTTTCGACAGCTCCTGATGCCGTAAATTCGATGATTCCGCCCGTTGGAACATCTCCTGCATTGATATAGGTATCGGCGATAATCAGACGCTCCGAAAACGGAATCCCTGTATTCGGAATCGAAAACGGAAATTCAAAAAGTTCCTGAGAAGTCCTGAAATATGCGGTTATTTCGTCAATCGCTTTCCAGTAAGGCTCAGGACAGAGAATCGAAATAACAGGCTTTTGCAGATTTGTGAAGTGATTGTTTTCAAAGCTTTCAACAATTCCCTCGATATAGACATCTCTTGTTCTTGTCGAAAAATAGAGTTTTATGTATCGTTTGACCTGAAAGAAACGATACAGATTTATTCTGTTTTCCTCAATAGGATATTTGATATTCAGCGTAATGACGACATTTCTTTTTTCGATTCGTGAACTTCCGACCCGCACACCGTCCGTCCCCGTGACGGTGCTTGTACTTATGCCGGCGGCAGGAGGATTCAAGCCCGAAATTTCAAGCACATCATAACTTTTGCTGTCGGTGAGAACGAGCTGTTCGCCCCTGATATTCTGCACTTTTAACTCAAACATAAAACCTCCTAAAATTTGCGCTTTTAACTCAAAGTTTTCAATAGATTTTTGGACTGCCGATAAATTTCAAGCCTTGAAAGGGCTTTCGGGGAATTGTTCGTCTGGTAAAAATTATTCGTCACAGATTTGTCCTCGACAGAAGAATTATATTGATTTGTAACACCCATATTTCGGGAAATTCTGTCAGCAACTTCATCAATCCAACGGGTATTTTTTTCAAGCGGAACGACAGCTTCATCACCATCGCCCTCAAGAAATCCTATTTTTCCTTTACGCAGAACTCCGCCCTCACGCAGTTCGGGGATTTTAGGAACACTTATATCCGAAATCCAACTGAAAGGCTGAATATCCATGATGCTTAAATTTCTGAGCGTATCAAGGACGTTATTAATCGAGTTGAACGGAAACGCTATAACCTTGTTTATACCCCTGATTATCGCATTTACAACAGTCGTAAATGCAGAAGTTATTCCTTCTTTTATGCCGTCAAAAATCTTTCCTCCCACGGAGAAAACATTTTTTACAGTCGTCCATGCCTCGGTGAATTTACCGCTGAACCATTCCGTAATCACTGAAAAAACAGTTTTTATGCCTTCCCATGCGAGAGTTGCACCCATGACAAGGTTATCCCACATATTTGAGAAAAACGTTGAAACGGGAATTATTATCGTTTCATCAAACCAGTTGGAAACAGTTTCAAGAATTGATTTTATGCTGTCCCATGTTTCGGAAACGCCTGTTGTGAAGTTTTCCCAAGCGTTAGCAAAGAAATCAGCTACTACCTGCCAACCTGAAACAATAGAATCTGTGAATCCGTCCCAGATAGTCTTGAAAAATTCTCCGACAGCAGACCAACTGTTTTTTATACTCTCCCAAGAATTTATGAAGAAGTCAGAAACAGCAGTCCAAACAGTCTGAATCGCTCCCGTGAATCCGTCCCAGATAGTCTTGAAAAATTCTCCGACAGCGTTCCAACCGCTTTTCAGATTTTCCCATGAGCTTACAAAGAAGTTTAAAACAGCGTTCCATGCAGTCTGAATCGCTCCCGTGAATCCGTCCCAGATAGTTTTGAAGAACTCCCCGACAGCGTTCCAACCGCTTTTAAAATTCTCCCATGAGCTGATGAAGAAGTCAGAAATCGCTTGCCATACTGCCTGAATTGCTCCCGTAAAGCTGTTCCATACAGTCTTGAAGAACTCCCCGACAGCGTTCCAACCGCTTTTAAAATTCTCCCATGAGCTGATGAAGAAGTCAGAAACCGTTTGCCATACCGCCTGAATTGCGTTTGCAAAGCCGTTCCATATATCCTTGAAGAAGTCACCGACAGCAGACCAACCGCTTTTCAGGCTCTCCCATGAGTTTATGAAGAAACTGGAAACAGCGTTCCATGCAGTTTGAATAGCTCCCGTGAATCCGTCCCAGATAGTCTTGAAAAATTCTCCAACAGCAGACCAGCTATTTTTCAGGTTATCCCATGAATTGATGAAGAAGTCGGAAACCGTTTGCCATACCGCTTGAATCACTTCTGTAAAGCCATTCCATATATCCTTGAAGAAGTCACCGACAGCAGACCAACCGCTTTTCAGGCTTTCCCATGAGCTTATGAAGAAACTGGAAACAGCGTTCCATGCCGTCTGAATTGCTTCCGTAAAGCCATTCCAGATAGTTTTGAAAAATTCTCCGACAGCAGACCAACCGCTTTTCAAGGTCTCCCATGAAGTTACAAAGAAGTTTGAAACAGCGTTCCATGCCGTCTGAATTGCTCCTGTAAAGCCATTCCAGATAGTCTTGAAAAATTCTCCAACAGCAGACCAACTGTTTTTCAGGCTTTCCCATGAGTTTACAAAGAAGTCGCCTATCATCTGCCAAACTGAAACAACAGAATCCTTAAAGCCGTCCCACAAAGATGCAAAATATGCGATTACTGCAATTAAAGTCAATTTCAGATTATTCCAGAGGTTTACAAAGAAATCAGCAAAATAAGAAACTACTATTTTTATGCCTTCCCACAAGCTTATCCAGAAATTTCGGAAAGCTTCAGATTTGTTCCAGAGTATCGCAAAGGCAGCGACAAGCCCTGCGATTGCCGCAACTACAAGTCCCACGGGATTTGCCGCCATTAATGCGTTTAAAATCGCCTGTTTTATACCGGCAGCCTGAATCACCGTTGCAAGGGTCTTAAATGCCGTAATTACCGACTGCATGAAAGTAACCGCTTTAAATGCCGCAATTGCCGTCAAAATTCCGCCTATTGCCGCTTCAATCAAGGGAAGATGTTCAATGCACCAACTTGCAAAATCCTTTACTCTCGGAATTACCTCTGTTGCGAGAAAATCCACAACAGCTGATATATAGCCTTTTATCGTTTCTATGAACTTACTTATTTCTTCTTTGTGGTCAGATATGAATTGCGAAACACCGCTTATAAAATCTTGAATTTTCGGGATTATCTCTGTTTTGAGAAATTCCACAGCGTTTGATATATAGCCTTTTATCGTTTCCTTGAACTGATTTATCTCTGCTTCGTGGTCAGATACAAACTGCGAAACATTACTTATAAAATCCTTTATTTTCGGGATTGCTTCCGTTGTGAGAAAGCTTATTCCGTTCGATATAAAGCCTTTTACAACTTCGACAGCATTTTGAATTTCAGGTTCGTATTCTGATAAAAGATTTGAAAATTCTTCTCCGACATCTGCTTTCAAGCCCTGTGCTGCAAGAGCGATTCTGTCAAATGCGTCCTGCGTTGCGTTGTAGGTATTTTCGACAGTTCCCTTTGAATCGCTTACAATGTCAAGAAACTCCGAAAATTCAAATCTTCCGTTTTGAATAGCGTCCGCAAGGTCAGGACCTGCCTTTGCTCCGAAAATTTCGATAGCCTTCGTGGTTGCGGCGGCTATATTGGGAGCTTTGGCAATTTCGTCAAGCGTTTTCTTAAATTCTTCTTTTGAATCTTTTCCTGCCGCACTCCAATTTGAAATAGCTTTTTTCATGCCTGAAAAGGCGATTTCCGTGTTTACGCCTGCCTTTTCCCATGCTGAAAAAATTGATATTGATTCTTTGGTATCGAATCCGAGCGCACGCATAGGCGCACCGTATTTCGTGAGATTTTCGGTCAGTTTATCGACAGATATTCCGCTTGCCTGCGCCGCAATTGCAAGCTCATCGAGAACTTTTCCGTATTCATCGGATTCAATTCCTGCGTCACCCATAGCCCGTGAAACAAGCTGTACTGCGGAAACTGCGTCAGTTCCCGTAATGCTTGCGAATTTCATGAAATCTTCCGTAGTTTTTTCGAGTTTTTCGCCCGTATAGGCGAAACGTGTGTTTACTTCTCCGAGCGTGCTGCCGATTTCGGACATATCGCCTTTCACAGATTTTGCGACATTTTTGTAAGATGCTTTCAGACCTTCCGCAGCTTCACCCGTTGCGCCCGTTGCGGTTATGACGTTGTTCATACCCGAATGAAATTCGTCATAGGATTCCTTTGCGTACTTTGCAAGGTCTTTAAATCCCTGAATTGCCGCCTGAATACCTGCCGAAACGAGGTCAGCAAGCACACCTTTCATCACGGTAAAGCCTTCGCTTGCATTTTTTACGGCTGAGTCCGTATTTTTAAAAGTGCTTTCAAGCTCGTCTGCGGCAGATTCAGTTTTTTTAGTTTCCGACTGCATATCGGAAAGCTGCTGATTATAGGAATTTATCTGCTGCTGAGTAGCATTTATAGCCGCCTGCTGATTGTTTATCTTGATTTTGAGATTTTCCGCAGCCGCAGAATTTTCGCCGTACTCCTTGACAGTAAGTTCATACTGGTCATTAAGGCTTTTGAGCTGTTTTTCCTGTGCATCAAGAACCTTGTCAAGCTGTGAAAGTTTCGCACTCACACCGTCAGCGGACTTATTCCAGTCCTCCATGCCCGAACTTGCGGCTTTAAATTCCGAGTTTGCAAGTTTTATCTGACGGCTTGCCTCCTGAAAAGCGGCTTTAAGTTCCGAAATATCGGCATTAAACCGTGTAGTTGTATCATTTTTTGCCATTTAATCACCTGCTTTCAGAGTTTTAAAACCAGTCATCACCTGCGGGTCTGCGGATAACTTTCGGCTTATCTTTTTCCTGTTCCTGCTGTTCGGCTTCCTGTTCTTCACGAATTTTCAGCCGTGCCAGATTTGCGTAAAGCTTTATAATTTTTGTATATTTTTCGGATTCAATTTCAAAAGGCGACAATGCATGAAATTCACGGCAGAGAATATAATTTATTTCAAAAAGATTTTCATAAAAGGGCGCAGGTTTCCCCACGCCCTTATTCAGTTTTTTGGATTTTTCGGAATGACAAAAGTCTCGGAAACTGCGAACTTTGCGATATCAATAATTATCGGCATAAGCTCTTTGACCTTTACAAACTTCCATTCGTTTTCGGTAACATCGGGGAAAACTGCTGTCAATACGTTTGTAATTTCGGAATAAGCACCTGAAACAGTTTTGAGAAGTTCGAGCTGGTCGTCCATATCCTCAATTTTGAGGAGTTCCATGAGACTCATGACTGTGCCGAACATCAGGTCAAAAGTATCGGATTCCGCAGTTCTGACAATGCTTTTGCCTGTTTTATCGTAGATATTAAGCTTTAAATCCATGATTCACCTCATGTAGTTTTGATGTAACGGGCGTAAGTCATACTGCCCCTGATTCCGTTAATTTCGGAAACAGCGTAAACGTTTGTTGTTTCGGTGAGCGTGAGAGGTTCTTCGTACTCTCTCCATACGCCCGTAGGACTTGTGAACTGATAGTAAATCGTTGCATTCGGAGTATTGCAGGAGAGCATTACAGCCTGAGAAGTTTCAAATTCTGTGCCTGTTTCGGGCGAAAATTCAACGGGCAGAGGTGCGGAAGATGAAAGATTATCGGGAGTTTTGACGGTATCAAAGAAATGCTCTGTATCGAAAACAGCGGTTCTCTCGTCAACTATGACAGACTTTGCGGATTTTTTTGTTTTGTTGAAACGATAATTCGTCATAACGCCTGTCCATACCAACTGCATATTGTTTGTATTTGTGTTGTTTTCCTCGGTGTGAGAAGTCTCATCAGGAATCGCAAAAATACCCTTTAATCGCCATACATAGCGGTATTTCCCGTCAGTACCCTTTGTGCGGTATCCGACAGCTATGTACTGCTCTGTCTGCTCACCCTCGACAAGTGCGCCTAAGTCGGAAAGATATTCCTGTCCTGTAATTTCTGCAAGCGTAAACAAATCAAGGACAGCAACTGTAAGCGTGAGCTTGTCTGCATTGGTAGAATTTATAACGATTTTCGGAGCATTATCATAATAGTGAGATTCGCTGGAACTTTCGGTAGCCTTGCCAATTTCGGCAACAGGTGCAAGCGACTTTACTTCGCCGAAAAGCAGTTCCTCTTTTGTGTCTTTGAGAACTTTTGCGTAAACAAGATTATCAACGCCTCGATATTCAAAAACAACTTCATTCATTTTTTATTCCTCCTGTTTATAATAGTTTAAGTACATCACATCAATCCCTCTGCCGTCATGGGTAGGCTCATCGGAAACAACCGAATGACCGTCCCCCGAAACGATAAATCCATTTTCTTTGAGCAGTCTTTTGACCTCTCTCAATTTTGTGTAGATAAGTTCGGGATTGGTGCTGTAAAAATTCACATCATAGCTGTAAATTGTCGATTTTTCGTCATTATCGTAGTAGTTTTCACCCTCCGAGAAATTATTCCAAAAGGTGAAAAAGCTGTCGGGATAAGGCTCATCGGGGAGCAGTGACCCTTGCAAAATTACGGGATAGCCGAAAGTTTCAAGCAGTTCGATTAATTTATCTTCCATGTAATCTCCTATCCCATTATTTTGTTTATTTCCTCACGGAAAATTTTTTCCTGAGCTTCTGCAATTTGTTTTTTGGTTTTTGCACCGTAAACGGCATTGTAAATTTTCGGTGATTTTGCCGTTTGTGATTTTTTTCTTCGTGGAGTGCCATACATGAGAAAAACCGATGTCAGACCGCTGATTTTGAAGTCAAAACCGACTTTTATTGAGGCTTTTGTGCCGTTCCAGTCAACCGTTTCACTTCTGTCAATAGAATCTCTGGTTTTGCCTGTTGAATATTGCCCCGGTTCTTCTTCTGACGGAAAATTCGGCTTTATAACAACTTCATCAAGATTTTTCTCAACTATTTTTTTGCTTGTGATAAGGGCTTTTTCGGTGACTTTTTTGAGGTCTCCGCCTGCCTTGTCGAGCTTTTCGGCAAGTTCCTCAAAGCCCTTGAAACTCAGAGATATTCTGTTTTTTGCCATTAAGCACCTCCATGAACCGCCCTTATTTTTATTCTCATAAACTGATTTCGCACATTGAGATTTTCGGGAGTTCCGAGAATTTCATAGTCCGCTCCGTTCAGGTCACGCAGACGGCAGTCAGACTTGATATCGGGTCTGTACCACGTTTCGATAACAGCGGTATTTTCGACAGAAAGCACACCGTTCACGACTTTTTCAGTTCCGCCGAACGTCCTGAAACTGCAATAGATTAAAATTCCGTTTTCGGGATAAATTTTCTTTGTACTGCCCTTTGTTGTCGCTATTTCGGGAATGAAAAGAAACATCGGAACATTGAAAGGCACATAAGGCTTGTAGTCGTAATTGATTCGTTGTGATTTATCTGCCATGTCATTCAACCTCTTTATATCTCGCTCTGAGGGCGATTAAATCGCCCCTGAAATTGACTTTGAAGTCCTCCAGCGAGTTACAGTATATATAACGGCAGAGGTCAAAAAGGAGCTGTTTTGCGGTCAAATCCGTTGCAAAGTCAATAGTTGCGCCTGCGTAGGAGTTTATAAAACTCTCCGCACGGGACAGAATACCGCCGATTTTTGAGTCAATTACGGGGTCTGTCCACGTGATAGCGAGATAATTTTTCAGTTCGTCAAGCATACTTTATCAGCCTGATGTTGTTGTCACCGAACCGCTGACATTTGAATTATACGAGATAGCAAGCGGAGCGAGATTTGAAATGTCAAGATAAAGGAAGGAATTAATATCTTTTGGTCTGCCGTTGCCGTAAAGTCTTATTGTGTAAGTCCTCAAATCTTCGAGGAATTTGTATTCGTCTGAATATTCAAGTTTTCCGCCTCTTGATGTACCAAGACCCATGAAATAATTTTTAGCGATACCGAGGACTGCATGACCTGACGGAACTGCTACGGACTGCACAATGTCAGTCGGGAACGGCAGGATATTTGAAACATACTGACCGCCTGTCGTGAGAAGAGTTGTTGCAGGGACAATTTTCGTGAAATAGTCCAAAGGATTGCAAATCAGAATAACACGGTTCACGGGACGGGGATTATTATTTTTATCTTTTGCGAGATTTGCGAGAAGTGCGCCGTAGCTTGCAGGAGTGAAAGAAGTGACAGAAGTTGCAGTTTTACGGGCATAGCCTGTTGTCGGGTTGAAACTTCCTGCGAAATTTCGGGTCATGCCGACAGGTTTTTTCACGCCGTCACCGTCAACAAGACCGTTTTCAAGACCAATACTGAGAGCTTCCGAAAGAGTGGTACGGCAGTAAGCGTCAACCCACTGCGGACCGAGTTCGAGCATATCCTTTGTGACATACATATAGCTTGTAAGTTTGCAGAAAGTCAGGTCAATAACTTCAACCGCACCTGTAAGCTTGGTTGTAATTTCCGTGTTGAGTTCGTTCCATGTAGCCGCCTGTGATGCTTGATTATTGAGTACCCACTTGATAGCAGCACTTGTATTTGTGAAGTCAATGAAATCAAGTAATGGGTGGTCTTTTCGCATATCGTCCATAGTAGCGTCAATGACGGTTTCGGGGAGTGCGGAAGTTATATTCGTGATAACGCCCTCATTTCGGGCATTAGCGATAAGTTCGTTATAGAACTTTGTCTCTTTGCTTGTAAGCTGTCGTCTGCCACGACCTGCGAGGATAGCACGGTCAACATTTTCGATAGTACCTTTGACCTGCTCCATAATCGAATCGCTTATGAAGTTCTGATAGTCGCTTGTTGCCTTTTCGAGTTCTTCGGGGTCACCTGTCTGGAAAGCGGCAGACATGGCAAGCACAAGAGCCTGTCTTTTTGCTTTGATTTCGTCAAGATTTTTTATCATTAATAAAACTCCTTTCAGATATTAAACATCTTTTTAAAAACTTCTGTTTTGTCCTGTTTTTCGGGATTTTTAATGTCAAGCATTGCGGAAATTTTCTCAATGCTGTTTCTGTAAGCCTGCATTTCAACGTGATTTTCAACGGAACTCTCAACTTTTGAACTTATCTCATCGCAAAATCCGTATTTTATGCAATCTTCTGCGGATAAATAAGTTTCATTATCGAGCATTTCGGTGAGCTTTTCAGGCGTGATTTTTCCGTCCGATTTGACGAGATAAGCGGCTTTGTTCGCCTTGTTTATAACGTCCAAATCATCAGCGATTTTGCGGAGTTGTGCGGAATTGCCTGCGGCAACAGCCCACGCATTATGAATCATCATCACGGCATTTTCGGACATTACGACTTTATCGCCTGCCATAGCGATAACACTTGCAATCGAACAGGCAAAGCCGTCAATGTAGACCGTAACTTTTGCGGAATGACGTTTTAACTGCGAATAAATCGCCGAACCCTCAAACACGCTGCCGCCCGTGGAATTGATATACAGATTTATGAATTTTGCATTTTTATGCTTTTCGAGTTCTTCACGGAAATGCTGTGCGGAGGTCTGTGATTTTTTGACATTACCAAAAAAATCTTCACCGTCACCGTCAACAGTTGAATAAATGTACAGGTCAAGTGTTTCGGCATTATCGGAATCCGCACGGACTTCAAAAATATTAATGCTTTTCAGAATTATCTATCCTTTCATAATTTTTTGTGATATAGTGTTCCTGCGACCATTTTTCATTGATAACGGGCAGACCTGCTTTGTCACGGGTTTCGTCAATGCTTGCGAATCCGCAGGAGATTAATTTGTCGATATTTGCGGCAATATCGAAAATATCAATGTGTTTGATACAAGAAGTATCTGCAACAATCCGAGAGCCTTTGCAGACCTGTTCTGCGGTGAACTGCTTGCCTGTCAGCTCTTCGGAAATCATATCCGCCAGAGGGTCAATGCAGTTTGTGAGCATGATGTCATATGCATCTTTCAGCCCTGCAACGTCACCCTTGATGAGTGCAGGCGGAATCTTGAAAGCCTGTGCGGAACGTGCAAGAGCTTCGTCCATGAGGACTTTTATATCTGAGATTTCGTTGCTGTACTTCTTAGCCGAATCAGATGTTGACGGAGTGTATTTATAGCCGTCATACAGCGGTAAAACGGCATTTGTACTTGAAAAATAGGACTTGAAATAATTGTTCATAAGGTTGCTGAATTTTTCCTCAAAATCGTTATTGCCCTGAGCGAGTGCGGAAATTTCGAGAATACCTTTTTCGCCGCCTGATTTCTGATATTTTCCGTTTGCGGACTCCATTAATTTTGTGTACATCTCAAAAATATTATGAATAATTGCAGAAGTTTCAAAGTTTGAGTATTTCAGATAGTAAACGTCCGAAATTCTGAAAGTCTCCTGAAAATTGAAATCTCCTCTTGAAACGTTCGTGAAATAGGTTTCCGTCACGGCTCTTTCGGTCTTTTGAAAGTCGTCAGCGATAATTTTCTGACTGTTTGTAGGGATAATCAGGACTTCTTTCTGATACAAAAGTTTACAAAAGACCTCCTGCCAGAACTGTGTTGAATTTTGGTTGACGTTCGGGCGGACGTTTAAGTTATACCATTCAAGACCTTTTATTTCTGCGCCGTTTTGGAAAGTCTTAAATTCGCATTTTGCGAGAAGTCCTGCGATTAATTCGACAGTTGTAATCAGGGCAAAAGCCTCAACAGCGATAGAAGTTTCGGTATTTCTGAAAGTTTCGAGATTTATCACGCCTGATTTTTTCTGAAAAATATTTCTGAACCAGTCAATAATTTTAATAAACAAACACCCCCTTATTTAAAATTGTCAAGTTCAATATACAAAAACGCCCAAATCGGCAAGTTTATTCACGGGTGTCTGATAAGCGTCAAGAATGTCGGAAACACATTCGGCAGCGACAAAAGCCTTGAAAGTATCTGTTTTTCGGGCTTTCGGCTCAATTTTTTCGTAAGTCATATTGCCGTGTGCGGAAGTAGAAATCTTTGTATTCTGACAGCACCAGCGCATCATCGGAGAATCGCCCCATATGAATTTGTGATTTGCAAAACCGCTTGTAATTGTCGGAATCCTGAGCATTTCGTCAGACGGGCGGATTAATTTCACATTTTCAAAACCCTTGTCAGCCGAGAAATTTATGCTCAATAGGGCTTTTCTCAAAAGTTGGTATCTGTAAGAGTCTATGCCGATTTTGAGAATCTGCGAATTTCGTTTTCGGGCTTCATTTTCAAGCCATATGCAAGGCAATTCGGGAGGAATTTCGGCAGCGTCCACAAAAGTGCAGATACCGAGCGATTCCCATTCACGCAAAGGCGGTTTAATCCGCTTTAAATCGGGAGATTTCGCACAAATCCAAGTGTGAGAAATCCAATAATCGAAACCGTTTGCACGGAAAAGCAAGCCTGCTCCGAGGAAGTCGGTAGTTTTCATATAGTCGATACCGCCCACGCAGTAAGCCCCGTTTATAGCAGCTTCGTCAATCGGCTGATTTGTGAGCTTTATGTTGTCCCACGTTGTCACAGCACCTTCGGGCTGTTTCGGAGGGCGATTCATTCTTTTTACCATAAAAGACTGATTTGCAGTCGGATTTTGCAGGTAGTCAGAATATTCAAGTTCCATTTCCTGCTGTAAATCGGGCAGAAACGGCAATGACGGATTAGGCTTTGTCCAGTTTGATTTGTCGTGAACTTCTTCCTCATCGTCAAGCCGACAGACAAAAGGCAGAGTGCCGTTGTCGGGAACTTCTCCCGAAAGAATTGCAAGTGATTTTTCAAGCATATCGTCAAGAGGTCCTCCTCTGATGTCGCCGTCAGTTGTTACAATTGTACGGCGGGGGTGCTTAACTTTACCCGTTCCTGTTGTTGCGACTGTGATTAATTTATAGTTTTCGTATGCATGATACTCGTCAAAATCGACTTTTCCGGGACGACCGCCGTCTTTGGTCTTTGCGTTGGAAGTCCTGAAACGGAACTCCGATTTTGTGTCTAAGTTTATAATTTTTTCTTTCGTCCAGTAGAAATGGGCTTTCATTTTCGGCTTATGAGCTTCAAGTACCTCATAAACATCTTCCCAAGAGGTTTTCGCCTGTTCTTCGGCAGTCGCAAAGATATCAATATCATAATTTTGCACGCCGTTTGTAGGGGTCAGGAGGCAGAAATCCTCAAAAGAGAGATAGCCGTTTTTGCCTGCTCCACGACCGACATATATAAATAAAATCGGAAATCGTAAAGTTCCGCACTCACGGTATACGCAGTTATGGAGTGCAAAGCAGAACTTCTCCCACTCAAAAAGTTCAAACGAAAAATATTTCTGATACGAAAGATATTTTGCAAGCTGATTTTGATTTACAACAAGCTTTTCAGTGCGGAAAATCTTCTCGATAAAGTCGCAGAGCATAAGTTGTTCTTTGCAGCACTTGTATTTCCCCGAACGGACTAAATTTATATAATCCGCTATTTCACGGCAATTTACTTTTATTTTTCATTAAAACCACCTTTTTTAAAGTTCTTCATCGTCCTCCAAAATAACATTGCTTATTGACAAATCAAGCTGTTTGAGAATCGCAAGCATTGACTTATTTGTGTCACGGAGTTCTTTTATTGAGGGATTAATTTTGCGGACTTCACAGCCTGCGGAATTTTTCTCCCTGATAATTTCGCCCTGTTCTACAATATCAGCTTTGAGGTTTTCGGAGATTTCAAAAAGAGCGATATAGTCGTCAATCAGGCAGACAAAAAGGTCAATGTCCGCACCGTGTCTTTGGAGCTGACTGACGAAAGATTCCCTCAGAGCCTCAGCCTTTTCGATAATTTTTTTAACGTTCATGAAATCACCCCCTAAAAACCTCACGTGCGAGGAAATCTGTTCTGTCGAG